CCTCCTCATTGGCCGGTTTGATCAATCCTCGCGCAACCAGAAAATCACGACCCATTTTCCTGAATATATCCTGACCGGCGCCGACATGGTGCATCTGCTCAACGGCAAGGTAAATCGGCAGCATTTCCTGCTCAACGACTGTTCCCTTGATCGCCTCCTTTGACGCCTGCATGTTCTCAACAATTTCCTCGCGCATGGTCTCATAGCGCGGGCCAATCTCGGCAACGCAGTCAAATTTCTTGCCGCCGATTAAATTGGAATCCGTCATCTTGCCGGAATCAACGTCCATAATGCGCAAGCCCATTTGAATTACATTTGGCGAGCCATCAAAATCTTGAGTCTGGATATCCCGCCTTTCACCGGTATAAACAAACTGGCCCAAATCCCGGTAGCGCTTGCCGAGCAGTCGAACCCCGCCCTTCACGCCCTTGTCGATATATCTGCTGTTCTGATCCTCACGCTTGAGTTTCTCAACCTCGTGCTTGCCCGAAGTTGTCCGGTCCATAACGTCCTCAAGCCCGGTCCCCGTCGTTGCCTGGAACCATGACGGCATAGCCTGCATTAATCCCACCGTGGCGGGGTCCAGAGTGGCCGGTGTCGTTTGACCAACCGGACCCAATGCAAGCACCGTTCCATCCTCATCGATGGCAGGATCAACAATCAGAAAAGACAGCAACGACTTCATTGACCAGGCTTTCTTGACCTGCGGATCTTCCATTTGTTGTTTTAGAAAAATGTCCTTGACGCCAGCGTCGGCGCCGGACACCTCCATCGCCTTCGACATAACAACGTTGTGAACTCTTTGCGGGTCTTTGTCGTTTCTAACCGTGCCGCGATAAGTCTCCCGCCCGTTCACATAAGAGCGGTCCGAATAAAATGGCACCACCGGCAGGCGATTGCCCAGAATAACCCTGGTTTTCTTCAGGATATCCAACCCGCTGAATACTGTTTCTTCAACGATAGTGTTGATAAACGGGCGCTCGAAAACAAATTCAATGGCCGGGTCTTTCTTCAGTGCCGCTTCCTTTTCATCGTGCGCCTTGCTCAGATAAAATGTCTTTTCTTCGGTCTTGTGATTGAAATATTTGAAAACCGTATCCTGCTTCTTCACAAGCTGATACCTGGTACCGACTAAAAATATGTCCTTGGTGTCAATCGTAGCGTCGTTGAAAAATATATCCGGATCAAAGGCGCTTGAAGGCACGAAGCCGGGATATTTCCTTTCAAAATTCCGCCGCGTATTCCTTTTCAAATGGGTAACGTATTCCGCCTCGCTCTTGTCTTCGTCCTCCGCCCCGTCATCCCAGAAAATTGTATTGTACGCCTCGTAAATAGCGCCAAACTGAATTACCATCGTATCGCTTTTAATATCGCCCGGGTTCTCGAATACAGGCAACAGCATCACAGCGCCAAATCCACAATTCACCGTTTCCTTGATCGCATTCAAAACCGCAAGATCGCCGCCCCTTTTGCGGTAATCATTGCGGAAAAGATTTTGAAGCAAAAGGCAATCGTTTGCCGTCGTGTTTCCATCACCCGGGTCATAACTAACGCTGATCGATTGATCATCCCATTTAGCAACAACCCGGTCGCGGTGCAGGATGGTGAAATCAATTTGCAACTGGGACCGATTATTATCAGTATCGTCAAGGCTGTCCTCATCGATCCACTGGCCGCCCGCCTCGCTAACAAATACCGTATCCTCTCGAGCCTCCCGGCGCATGGTCTCGTTGGCGTCAGCGTCCTTTTCAAGGTCGTTATTATATAGTTCCAGCTTTTCTTTGTCCGAAAGGTTCTGGTTGGTGTCAGCTTTTAATTTCTCAGCCATCAGATCGTTCCTACAATTTAATTTTCATCAGCGAAATCGGCGACCGCCGCGCTTGCTTCGATGCCCCAGGCCTTTCTCTTCGCGTGGGATATTGAAAGGCTGGCTTTTCTTCTTCTTTCGGCCAATTCTTGGAATTAAATTCACTACTGCAAACACAAATGCATCAAGCCGGTTAGGTGATTTGTCCCCAGTATAACCCGCAGTGGTCATGTTTAACAATTCATCTTCCAGATCAGGAAATTTACCATGCAATTTGATCTTGCCTTTTTCATGTAAACCACTGACAGGCTCGGCCCGGATATGCTTTGCACGTGATGCGGTCACCATCGTATAGGGAATATTACGATTGGCGCCCAGGATAGTTTCTTCAACCATCGCGCCGCCGTAGTTACCCTCGCCTATCACCCGGTCTGCATCATGCCGCTCGAAAGCGTCGGCTACAACCTGGCCCCAGACTGCGGGCCTGTCGTTAAGCGTCAGGTCTTCAAGCACATAGGCAATGCCATCCCGCCCCAGACCAACGACAACAATGCCGATATCGTCGTTGGTTTTCTCAGGATCACCGTCAGCGCCAGACGGATCAACAGCTATGATAATGCGCAATAGCTCCGGTAATTCCGTAACCCTGGAGCGCTCAATTATCTCAATCGTCCAAAGCGATTGCTCGCCCTCGTCGCCAAACTTGCCAAGATAAAACCGATTCCGCTTGCGCGCCGGCATATTATCAAGCGTCCGCAGATAACTCGCATCAAGGTTTTCCCGGTTGTCCTCCGGGTTCATCAGCAGACATTGGTAGTTTTCAGGATCAGGAACCGGACGCCTGCTTTCCGGCTCGATTTTATCAATAAATAGCTTGTGCGACCAGTGGCCCACCGTCGGCGGGTTCTCGTCATAGAGCATTTTCAGTGCAAGTGAATATTGATCACCCGCAAACTCAAAAGAAACTTTTTGAGCAAGTCGCGTCAGAACCGTCAAATATGAACCGTAGGATATTTGCGAGCATTCATTGAGGAATATTGTCGCAAACTCATTGCCCAGCACCTTGTCGGTTCGCTTCTTGTCATCAAGCCCGCCAAACCATAATTCCGACCCGTTTTCAAATGTCACATACCAGTCTTGTTTATTCAGGTGCCACCCGATTTCTGGAAAGCAAAGGTTCATCATCTTTGGGAATGTATCAAGGATTACCGATCCCTTGATATGAGCAAACCGGAATCTGAATGCTGCATGCCGGCTGCCTGGTGCCCACACAGCGCGTGAAACAATGTTTCGCAGAATAGCAAAGGTCTTTGCAGAACGAGCCCCACCGTAAAGCATCGTGTGCATCGCGTCGTTGGCAAACAGATGCCTGGCCTCATCCTGTTTGGCTGTCAGTCGGAATTCATCAACTAGTGCCAGCATCGTCATCGCCTTTCTTGCGCCCAGCCGCCGCCAAATCTATTTTATCCAAATGAACATGAACTACCGGCTTGAAATCCTGTGGTTTTTCATCCCACATACCCCGATACTTGCCAAGCTTTTCGAGCGCGCTCAGTTTATCCCAGACCTTTATTTTGTGGGTGCGCTCAACAATCGCGGGAGCGTCTTCGTCTTCGTCTTTCCCAACCTGGGTGTTCGATACAACCTCAATTGAAGAAATGGCGGCAGCGGTATCATCATCCCAATCCTGGGGATCAATCAGGTTACCGCCTGATGTCAAAACATTGCGCAAATCACTAAAGCCGATGCGGGCAAGCTCTTTAAGTATACGGTCCTTGGTTATATCAAGGCGTTTTAAGACGACTTGCCGGGATTCTTGAATGGCGGCTGAAACCATAGGTTTTAAAAGGTTTTCAGAACCTATCACTTGTGCCGTTTTTTTACTGTAGCCGGCCCGGATTGCCGCCTGCGTGGCATTTAAATCAATTAAATACTCGGCAACGAATAATGCCTGCTTGGGAGTGAGTTTTTTACCCATGCAGGCATTTTACAGGTGTTCGAATATCTGGTCAAATCAGTCCTCATTGGCAGGATGATTTAACTTTGCCATGTGCCTTGTATCAATTGCATCTAAACCATCTCGGCCATCAAGACATCTCAAAAGTTGCGTGGCTACTGAATTTTTTGGATCCGTCGGATTATCTATAATTTTAATAATCTCAAGCGTTATAATAAGAGTTTCAAGAACGACGCGATTGCGTTCAGTTTGTATAGCGGCTTGTTTGGCTGTGAGATCGGTCATGTTGGCATCTTTTACTCGGTTTTTTTGAGACACTGTCTATTTTTCTGTCTATTCGATTCAAATCGAGCCGCCAGAATTTAATTCCCGATTAATTTAATTAAATTCCAATTAAATTCCAACATGCCGATTTCATACGATTATTTTTCTGCGACCAAATCGGGCACGTCGCTGCCGGTTTTGCTGTTTCACTCATCCTCCATAAGGGTGGATAAGATTAGTAAGGGCGGCTAAGATTACTCCTCAAAACCAATGCCTTCGAGTTTTTTATCCAACCGCTCAACCGCTTTCTGCGCGGCATGTTCCTGCATCTCCGCATAGCGAGCAGTTGTTTTAGGGTCCGAATGGCCCATTGCCAAGCCAGTAGCCGGCAGCGTTTCACCAATCGATACCATGTACGAGCCAAAGTTATGCCTGAGCACCTGCGGTGAAATACCAGGCAGATTCGCCCTCTTTTTTATCATGCGCCAGTAATATCCCATGCCAGTGAAAAATCCGTCGCCTGACTTACCCGGGAAAACATAATCCGAATCCTTTCCTCGCTTGATGCCCGCAAGTATTTTCTGCGCGGTCTCGCCCAGTGCCCGCCAGCTTCGACCCGTCTTTGTATCCTCAAGATGCACCGAGTTTCCATCTCGAGATACCTCGGACCACTTCAACTCGTAAATCTCATTGCGCCGGAAACCCGTATAAAATAACAGGTTCGCAATGTTGATAACCGTCATACTAATTTTGTCTTGTTCCATGTCGTAAAGCGCCGCCTTGAAACGAATGATTTCGTCCTCAGTCATAAATACTCTCATTTGACCATCAATCTTGTTAACACGCGCCAGCGCGCAGGGATTTAAGACAACATCTTCGCGATAGATGGCCCAGGAATACACAGCAGACAAATTGCGAACTGCCTTTCGCGCCGCCCCTTCGCCGCCTGTAACGATGCCGCGCGCAGTCCTGCCGGATCCTATGTCAATGCTCATTTCTTGAATGTCTAAATTAGTTACCTCGGAAATCAGTTTAGTGCCCAGCAACGGCACAACGTGATTATTCAAACTGTTTATGGTGTTTCTTTTGGTTTGCGGCTTAAATGCCCGGAATTTGCTCCTGGCAGTCTGCCAATAACAGCCTTTATCCTCATACTTGTCGACCAGCCGCCTGATGGTCATTTCAGAGCGCTTGTCTTTTTTGCACTGGGCCGCGTCGGCGCCTAGAATTGCTTGCGCTTTAATTTCTTTTACCCTCGCCAATATCTGCTTTAAATTCGTTAAATTGACTGGCCCGAGCGAAATTCTGCGCTTGTTCATCCCGGGTCGCGATCTGGGACCCTCATAATTCCACGTTTTTTTACCTGTTATCCCAACGCGGACTGATAGCCCCTTTTCACGCTCGTCAGAAATATAATAAGGCTTTTCTCGTGTTTCGAGCGCTGCGATATTTTTATCAGTTAATTGTACGGTCATCTCTACTCCTTTTAATATCCATGACGGGCAGGGCGCTAGTCCTGGAGCGGGACTCTTTGCTCCCCTAGTCTTCTTCCGTCCGTCCCTATTTTTGACTCCGATTCGATCCTGATGGCAAATTCTCTTTCCTGTTGCTCACGGTCGCGCAATTCATCCGCATCCGGTGTAATCTCTGAGTTGGCTATATCCCAGCTTAATGCTACCGCTTCGAGCGCTGTGCCGAACGAACCATCCTTGCGGCATCGGTCGATTATATCCCGCAAATTTCCAATCAATTTCGTTTGATGCTCTGATAAATCTTTCATGCTGCGTACTCCGGTTGGTTGGGTTGGTTATGCCGTCCTGTTTTCGTCCTTGTCGTCGTTCAAATGGGCTTGCCACCATTCTTGAGCCTGAATAAGCGTAACCCCAGCCCGATCCCAGTCCACCCGGGAGAAAATCCGGCTGTCAGCCCGCAGCACCCCGCAAAGCATCGCATCAACCAGCATTAGGCGCCGGTGATAATCGATGCAAAACAATTCAGCTATTGCCAGCTGTTGTTTTTCCGAAGCCCGGCGCGCTTCCATTATTTCATGGTCAGTCATCGCACCATGCCTCCGCATCTGACGCATTTCCAATATACGCTAAACTTATCTGCATATATGCGGCCCCCGCATCCGCCTTGCGTCCGCCATGAATTTAGCCAGCGCACGAAGCTGTTACATTTCATTGGGGTGTGATTGGGAACGAATTGTTTTTCAAGATTCATCGCGGTCCCGTCCTGTTATGCGGCCTCTTTGGATGGTAACAATGGCTCAGCACGCTTGAGAAATGATTCCAATAATTGCAATGCCTCTTTTCCGTCCAGCGCGGCAGCTTCATACAACAAATGGATTCCGCTACCGATCGATTGATCAACCTCTTGTCTGGTCGCGGGAACGCCTCGACACCACCAGGTGATATCTACAGGCTTGCCCATATCAAACGTGCCACCGCGCCGCCTGCGGCTCGTGGTCGTGGTATAAATCGCAGTCACCCCGGGATTGAGCGTTATGCCCGCGCCGTCCATTGTCCTGGTTTCAATTTCCTGCAAATCTTTTTCCAGCCGCTTGGCCAATGGCTGCGACATAAACGGGCAAATCCTGACCGACCAAAGCGCAATTTCCTTTCTGACCGGCGGATCGCCGGCCGTCCGGTTGATCACACACATCGGCCCAACGCAGAAACTTTTGTATTTGCCCAGTGGCTGGCCGGATACCCAACAAACATTTTTGCGAACCGCCTCCGCAAATCGCTCGCGCCTAACATGGGCAAAATCCCAATGGCCATCTTTTGTTTTTTCCGTCACAAACCACGGTACCGGAAAGCCCCTGTGATCAATCGGGCGGTGCTGCATGATTGACGGTGTTTCAAATCCTCTGTGCATGGTCATTTGTCTTGCCCTTCATGGCCTGAATGAATTAGAGGTGGCCGGTTCCATTACGGAGTGCAGATCAACAATGTCGCCGCTGTCCCGGCGCGGCTCCGCACTTCTCCTCTAAACTGGTTGCGGTGGCCGGTTTTGAACCGATATCCAACGAGTTACTAGCATCCTCGTCAGTGCTGCGACCTCCCTTTTCGGGCGCT